TTTTCATTCTTCTACCTCGTCTTCTATTTCTGTTAAAACGCTTAATCTTGGCTTAAACATTCTCTCATTAACGCAATGAGGACAATACTTGTTATTGCCTATTTTTACCATTAACTCTGTGCTTATTTCTCCGTGTGTTTCACATGTGTATTTGGTATTAAATTCACTATAAGTTTTGTTGCTTCACTAGTAAACCCTGTGAACGCTGTTAACTCATTATAATCCATATATCCACTGTCCTCAGTAGCATTAGTTAACTTAAATTGAATATTAGCACCATCTTCTATATTAGAGATAAGAGGGACTCCTATACTTTTACTAATTGTTCCAATAAAACTTCCAGAAGTAATATTATGAGTTATTAATCCTGATTCTAAATCTCCATACTCCATGCTATAGATTCTAACAGTTTGGTTGTCTGAATTAGTCCAGATATAAAAATCAGAAAGGATTCTAACCCCTTGTACTGTGTCATCTATATTATAACAAAAACTTGACAAGTCATTTAATCCACCGCTTGCAACGCTTAAAGATTTAATATGAGATGCTGTAGTCCAAGTACTTCCATCATAAGTTTGTAAATAAATATCACAAGTAGTAGCGACACTAACTGATGAATATAACAATGCGTACATTTTCACATAAACCACTCCTATATACTTACTGCTAAACGTTTTCCCTAATTCTAACATAAGCCCATGGTCTCCATCGTCATATACTGATGTTTTGGTAGCATACGTACTTAAATCTCCATCAAAGGCATTACTAGGGTCAGTAAAGCTATCAGGGTCGTGAGTTGTGTCAGAAGCAGACTCGTTGTTAATAGCTGAATTATAACTATCATTTTCTGTATCATACAATGCTGTTGTTAAACTAGTATCAACACTGTTCATTCTTCCATTACTATCCGTGTAAGCGTCTCCGAACCAGTCAAAACCGCCCTTAGAAAAATCAATACTCCTATCTTGTAACATCCTAATAAGGTTCAAACCACTCATTATTAAACTATCAGCATTATCTTGATTCGTTTCTACCGCATCTATATCTTCGCCATTAACATGTATATTCATTTTTTTTATTCTCCGTTTACTTCAACCCATTTGTCTTTTACAACAAAGGCTGCTTCGTCAGTTAAGCTTTTACTTATACCATCAAACACGTCTCTCGTCATCAACACTGGTGTCGAATCATTATTGTAAATTCCTATTTCTGTAATATAGTAACCGTTAGCTTGTATCGTTGTTATGTAACACCTTATTGTGCTTTGTACATCTGTAACGTTAAAACTTGGGTATCCACTAACAAAAGTACTATATAAGTCTGCTTGTTCCCATGTTCTTAATAAGTCATAACATAGGTCTCCTGCAATAAAAACGTCCGTACTATTATTTGTGATTACGTTTATTATAAAAGTATCGATATCTCCACTAACCGCTCCTGTTTCTGTCATTTCACTTATTATTTCTGTGTTTGTTGTTACCCAATTCCAACCTGTAATAAGGTTCGTATTTAACACAGTTTTACTATAATAATTACTTGAGTCATTACCTATTTTGAACTCTGCACTTACTATTTTATCAAGAGTTGTTTGGTCTTTTATGTAAAACCACAACCCTAAGTGTTGTGTTGAATCAATATTATTAGTTAACGCTGTAATAGTCCAAGTCTTATCAGTGCTAGTATCGTTACCTATCAAGTTTTGACTCTCATTATCATTTTGTAATCCACCTTCTTTATAGGTTGTAGTATTATCAGTACTATTATCACCACCAGCACTACCTGTTAAGGTGTTACTCCCATTATCATTAACAGTCCCATCACTTAATGGTATTGCTATTTCTAAATCTGTATCAGTATTAAGAGGGTTTGTTGTTCCTATCCCTAGCTTAAACTTGTAAGGTGCAGTGTAAGAAGAAGAACTATTATAAGCCCTATCCATGCAAACCACCCTAGCATTTTTTGTTACTTTTCCGCCTGTCATTTTTTATTCATAAACCTCATCATAATCTTCAGTCCAAGCTATACTCGAATTTGAACCATACTTACTAGTTCCATATACCCCTTTTGTAGGATGCCCATAAATACCGATTGTTGCAGATACGGTTTTGGTATAATTAGTAATTCTTGCCCTGTCATAGCCGATGTTGTGAAATAAACTAAATATTTGTCTTAGTATTTCACTCATTTTACTATCAACGTTTTCTATAGCGTTCAGCCTTTCCATGATAGTTCTGAACAAGTCTTCAACGTTAAACTTAGCACTACCTATTTTAACAGAGTCGTAAGGTTCTGGGTAATTAATAGTAATACTATAAACCACGTAATCATCGTTCCTAGCAGGGTTCAATGGGTCTTCCACTGTTACTTTCATGCCTGGGTTCAAATCGTACTCACTAGTTAATCCTGTAGTGTTAACAGGTGCGTCTTTTAAAATATCAAGTAATTGGTTAGCTCTCGTTTCTGCATCAGTAGTGTTAACTACATCCTTGAACGAGTATATTTCTTCTTGTTCCAACCCGTACTCTGAAATACTAGACGGGCTTTTTGATTGCACAGGCATAGGTATCCTAGTAGTGTAATTCATAACAATACTAGCACTAGTGCTTGGTGCAGTGTTAAAAGTAAAAGTTTGTTTTTCTATATCAACAACGTAATCGTAATCACCACTAGATTCTGGAGCTCCCCTTTTTTGTAGAGTACCATCAACAGATAAATCAGTAGTGTCAGGTTCGTAACTTAAACTAAAAACAGTAGTTGTATTGTCACCAGTAAAACTTTGGCTTCTAGTATCAAGAACAAATGCTCCTTCTACCGTAATATTATTTCTCATGGTTTCCAAATCTTCTTCCCAATTAAGAGTATTAACAATGTTTTGTCCTACTATTAACGGAGTCGTAAAAACTTCGAACCCTTTAGGTTCAAACCTTATAAAATCGTTATCGTAATCATAATAAAAAGACCAATTAAGAATTTTACTAATCAAGTTCATCCTATTAAGCCTACTCTGCTTTTTACTAATAAACTTTGTTAAAGTAATGTCGCTAGTAGCTGTTCCACTACTCACAGTGCTAACATTAAACCCACCATTAACCGCAATATTCTCAAAAATAGCACTTGCTTCTCCTTTCTCAGAATCAGTATTGATATCATAAGAGTAAGTGAACAATTTATATTTCAGTTGGTGCATTAAGTCTTTACACCTTATCAAATAATTATTCTCAGAAGTAACTTCTATTTTTTTAATATTACCTTTGAACTTCACGTTATCAGTACTGGTTATCACACCTCTACTAACACGTATTTCTTGCCCCGCAACTAAGCTAAGAGCGTTCTCAACTTCTCGAGATAAAATAATGTTAGCAGTGTTACCACTATCATTATTTCTACTAAGAGTGATTTTTGTTCCGCTAAGCACGTAATCAGTAACGTTCACTCCATTAATTAAAAACTCGTATAATAATACCATTTTAAGCTTGTTTTAATAATAAATTATAAATTATTCTATTAGGGTCACTGAAACTTCTAAACCAACTAAAATCGACACAATAAACTTCGTACTCGTGTTCAAAACTATCAGTATAAGTTATGTGAGCTTGAATGTTTAAAGTTTCGCTTGTTCCTTGTATCCAATGTTCCATGTCAGCAATAAAGTTTTTTATTCCTTGTTCCCCTGGTCCACCCGTGAACCCTGTTCCGTCATGAGCTCCTTGTAAACTAATTATCCTAGTTTTTCCTTTCATATTAACAGCGTAATTTCCTGATGTGCTAGTAAAAGGAAGCGTTCCTTCAATAAACTTAGTGTTTATCTGATTTTGTTCCTTGTAAACTAACCCAAAATTTTCTGTTCCTGTAAATATACTTATTGTTGGTTTTATTGCCATTTTTTTTTATGGTCTCCAAAAGTCATCAACAAAACTTACTTGTTGTTGTGCTTGTTTTTCTTGAGCTTCTTGTCTTTCTTGTTCGTGAACTACGTCCATGTAATTCATAGGTCTGTCTTCACTTATTCTTGACCCTCCAAACGTGTATCTTGTTCCAGTGTTCTCCAAGTAGTCTTCAGCTTTTGTTTGTGCTTCTCTAGCTTTTCTAGTATTAATTATTATTTGTAATCTGTTATACTCTTTTTGTAAAAACACGCTTTTTTCTTGTTCAGTTAATAAATTTAATAATTCATCTCCGCTAAGTTGTAAGACTGTTCCGTGTTCTGTTAATGTAGATTTAACTTCTTTCCATTTACCTTTATACGCTCTTTGCCCTTCGTAAATTTGTCCGTTTTCGTCAAGTATTTTTCTTTCTGTAGCTTCTCTTTCTGTTAATATATCAACGACTTCTCCAGTTCTCTCATTAACTTCTAGTATTTTACGTTCTCCGTCAACTATTGAATCTTGAAAATAACCTGTTGTTTTGGTTTCTACACCGTACTCGTTAGTATAAGAGTGCCCTCCAGCTCTACCATTATTATCTATAGATTGTTGTGCTGCTATAAAAGGAGCAGCGACAGCCGCAGCAGCTAAGGCGAGTTTTCCAGTAGCAAGAATAGCACTAGCACTCCCAAGCCCTGCCATAGACAATTTTCCGCCTTTAGCACTCAAGTTTTTTAAAGATTTTAAGCTTCCAGACATAGATTTTAAATAACCACTATCCTTTTTTGTGCTTACGCTCCCCGAATTACGATTAACGTTAACTGTAACACTCGCAGCTGTAACATCATTTCCCATTATTAACACCTTTTTGTTTATTAAACCATTCTATGTCTTTCTTGCTAAAAATGTCAGCCACGTCATTAGTTTTTAATTTTGGTTTCTCAAAATTTATTATTTTATAATGTAATAGTATTTCTTTTATTTTGTTTCTTAACAAGTCACTATCTTCTATTTTTAGGTTGTCAATTTTTTTACTTGGCAAGTCTAACAATTCGTACTCGTATAAATGGTACATTACACCCACGTTTCCTTTAGAGATTATTTCTATATCTCCTCTCAACTTGTGTGTTATTTCTTTGAAAAAAACTTTACCAAAACTAAACTCTACGAACCAATCGCTTAATTTTTTTTTAGTAAACATTTTATGCAGTCCACCACTCAATAGGTTTGTTATCAAGTCCTTCTCTGCTAGTTCCTTTAAATGATAATAGTACTAGTCCTCCACCAAGCTCTGATGGTTTACTAATTTCATCTATAGTGCATTCGTCTAATTGTAAGTAAGAGTATTTGCTATCATTAACTAGTTCAACTTTGAACTCTAATCCTTCTGTTGGATTAATACTATTACTTCCATCTTCAGGAGTGTAAACACCGCTGTTTGAGTAACCATAAAAATTATTAATAATAGTAGATGATAGAGCTGATGTCATTATTATTTCGACTTCAAAATTATAAGTTCTTTTTCCTAGTTTTGGTGTTTGTAAAAATCTTGATTCTATGCTTCTTGTTTCAGAGTTTAATCCGTTATCGTAATCTATCTTGAAACTTCTAACACCGCTCAACGCTGTAGGTGTAGCTCCCCATTTCCAAGACCCTGCTATCATAACATAAGCGTTACCTGTAGCAGCCGTGTAAGTATCACTAGTAACTCTGTGTCCTGTTTTTTGTGATATAAAACTTGCATCGCAACTAAGCACACTATTAAGTTCTCCTGATAAACTAAAAGTTGTTCCTACACATCCTAAAGCGAAATCAACACTGTTTGTTGTTTCTTCTGTGTTTTGTCTTTCTATACTAAAAGGGACTAAAGCATCTGTTCCGCTTACTTTTACGTATTCAGCTTCTGTTAAAGCATAGTGAGAACTGCTTGTTCCACTGCCGCTTTTTGCTCCAACCCAGTGTTTTAAAAAATCGAAGTCCACAACGTTAAACGTCACGCTTCCGTTAGCATTAAATGGACCGTAGTAAGTCTTAACAGCGTTTAATCCTTCTCCTAATCCCCTATCATAAATATTGCTATTATTACTATTTAAATTAAAACTTTGCACTCTACCCAACGCAGAGTAGCTTGTAGCTTCTGTTCCGTAAGCACTTGTTTCGCTTCCGTATTGTATTTTATCTTGTATCATTGATTGACTCATTGTATAACCTCTATGTTTAAAGGTGCAGAAAAATCTGTCACCCTCGTAAATATTTTCTCACTCCTTGCAGGTTCATTAATCATAGGACCAGTTCCTGTTGGAGTTATGAAACGCAAATAATAAAAACTTGTTTTGTTCTCTAAAATTTTTTCTCTTACTAATTTAACGTAATCGTCTGTTAAAGTTGTTCCTTTGGCGTAAACGTAAACGCTTATTAAAAAGTCTGAAATATTACTAACCCCACCTAACTCGTTCTCTTGCGTTCTAACGCTTGTTATTCCTATTGCTAGTCTGGGATAACTATTTATTTTTAAGTCAACCTGAGGAAAGTCTCCCCATATCTTATCGCTATTACCAACATCATAACTTATAACATAAGCTCCTGTTTGTGTAACAACAAAAGATATAACCCCAGTATCCTTATTAATAGTATAATTTTTCCCATACACTAAAGTCACACCACTAACTACAACGCTCCTTACATTTTTTAATAAAGTAGGAGTAGTGTTCAAAGTATGAGAAGAAGAACTACTAAAAGTTCCAGTATCAACCGCTGTAGTAACACCTCTTTCGCTAATACTAAAAACGTCACTGTTCCTAAAAAAGTAAACCAACTCTTGTTTTATTTCTGTTTCATCAATTAATCCTAAAACTGTCATCATATCACGTCCGCAAAGTGTCTCTTCGCATTTTCTATTACTATTTTTATAAATTGTTGGTGGAATACTGGTCTGATAAAAGGCTGAGGTGTCATCCCCTTAATGCTTTTAGCAAATATTGTTTTCCCACCTTTCTCGAATTTTAAAGCTTTAGCCGTTTTTGGTGTTATTGGAACACCTAACGGTCCATAAATACCTGTTCCGTACTCTAAATATATACCATACTCTTTCATACTTATCGTCATCCCAGAATCAGTAATGTCAACCCTAATACTATTCTTTAAAAGCCCAGTATCAACTGGCACTTTTTTAACAAGAGCTGTTCTTAAATCGATAGCGATACCTTGTTTAAAGTTTTGGATAGCTTGTTCTATAGAAATACTCATACCAGGTTGCACCTCGCTACGTAATAAAAAACAGAACCGTTATAACCTCTAGGTTTAACATCATGAATGATAAAGTCTTGCCCATCATACGTTAACAAGTTATCTTTTAATAAAGACACGCTTGTTTTAACCATTAAAATAGCTTCACAACCTTGGAATAAACCTTCTTTTCCTTGACTCCACTCGTCAAGTTTCCTAAAAAAAGCACCTGTTATGTTAGAAGAAGAACCGTAAGTTAATGTTTCTTGACCTGTTACGTTATCGACTGTTTTTGTAGCGATTTGCATCCCGATAGTTTTACTAAAATTGTCTATCATCGTATTATAAGCGGATTGTCCGCCAGTAAAATTAATTGCCATTATGTTTTTTAACCTCTTGGTTTTCTGTTTATACTCGTCTGTGAGTTACTATTAATTGTTATTATGCACTAAAGCTAGGATACTTAGGAATCAAGTCCTCTAAGTAAGCTTTATTCCGCATTAATGTGTCCCATGTTCCTTTTATGTTTATATAAGCCTGTCCTACACTCAGACTTCCTTCGGGCAAACTGTAAGTAGAAGGAATATTATGTGTTCCCCCCATTTGTGATTGTAAAATAAAAAGAGCTGCGTAAACACCAGTTAATCTTTTAACCAAGTTAATAATAGGGTAAACCCCATACCAGTAATCCAACTCGTTCTGTAATGGTTTAACACCAGACCAATAAGAAGCTTCTGTGTCGTTACCAAGAACTAGTTTCCCCATACTCTTATATTGATAAATATTATCAACAGTGATACTAATACTATTACTTGAAGCACTAACCAAGCTTATCAGAGGGTATTTGTCTAGGAATAAAGTAGCGGTGTTATCACCATCTAAAACTTCTTCTTCCACGTGAGCATTACTACCCGTGTGGACTATTCTGTATTTAGACGTGTCATCAGGGTTAGTACTCCAAGCAGTATCTACTGTTAAAGTAGTAGCAGTGTTAGAAGATATAAGCCTTAACTGACCTTTCCCAGTTCCAGCGTGCACCCAAACGTACTCGTTAGCGTAAGTGTCAACATCGAATGTTTTAGAAGAATCAACAATAGTATCGTTAGACCCGCCACTAGCTGTTCCGTTATTCTCAACGTTCAAATAAGTAGAGTTTGTCAACCTATCAACAACGCTTTCTGCAGCTTGAATACTAGACTCAACGATTGCTTCACTAATCTCAGAACTACTAATCCCTGCTATTCCATACACTTCATTTACGCTTATATACATTTTTAGTTATACCTTATTTTTTTGTTAAATATAAAAATCCTTTAGCATTCTTTTTAACAACGTATTCAACTTTGTTGTCAACTTTTACTGCTTTTTTCTCAACTGCTTCTTTCTTAACAGTTTTTTTCTTTGTAGTTTTTTTTTCAGCCATATTATACACCTGTAATTAAAATAAAAAAAAAATAAAAAAGTAGTGCTATTAAGCACTTATTTCTGTAATACTTGCACAGAAGCTTGGGTTTTTGATTAAGAATGTTTCGTACACTTTAAGCATAAACTTGTCAGCATCAACTGTTTTCCCGAATTTTTCAAAAGTCATGTCTTGTAAAACTCTCATTTCAACAACAGTCATGTCTAAGAAGTAAATTGCTTTTTCAGCTGTAGTATTACTCATAAACATACTTGGAATAACTGGTACGTCACCAACCATAGTTCTTAAAACAATAGTTGTGTATCCCCAGAATACTTCTTTTTCTGATTTAAAGTAACCTGCTTTTGCAGCTAGTAAGTTTAGTAAGTCTGAGTAAACAGAACTTGAACATACAGCTAAGTTTGGTCTTCCACCATTATCAAAAGCGTGTTGGATTGCAGTGTTGATATCAGCTAAAGCTAAAGCACTAGTGTTTTTATCAACTGTGTTAGTTGCACCCATTAATTCTATAATACCATCAAATTGTGTAGCAGTAGTTGAAGCATCACCATTAATGATTAAGTTTTCTTCTAATTCTTTGATTTCTCTTGCTTTTACAAGAACTTCTTGTTGTAAAGCGTTTGAACCATTTTGTGAACCGAATCCACCAAAAGTTCCACTACTAGTCATACCATCTAAAATGTATGAAGGTTGAGCAGCAATACTTGGACCTGTTACTTCACCAACAGCGTATAAGAACTTGATTTGTGAACTTTTTCTGTCGTAAGTAGTGTCTGTAGCTGTTAAAGCTCCGCTTTCTGCAGCAGTAGTTGCTCCACCTTTTGCAGTGATAACATTGTAATCAGCGTACATTCCTCTGTTTGTTACTCTAGGTACTATTTCTACTAAAGGAGTATATTTTCTTGATTGGTCAATGATTCTTGGGTCAACGTAAACTGGGATTAATGCGTATCCTGCTGTTCCTGCTCCACCACTAGTTGTTCCATGAGCTTTTAATCCTACATTGAATGCTGTGCTCATATCGTTTCTTTTATCTATTTTTAGACCTTTTAGTCCGTATGCGTCTTGGTAAACTGTTCTATCAGCCATGTTTCCGAATGATTGTTCGTAAGCACCACCGTTGTTTTTACCGATTTGTTTTGTACTTGCCATTTTCTTTTTTTTCCTCGTATATATTTGTTTAAATTAAGTCAAGCATGTTACTTGGTTTAAATTTAATATCTTGTGTTTCTACTTTTGTGTTTGCTACAGCTTTTAACTGTGGCTTGTTCAGTTTTGTTATTACTGATTTAAGTTCTGTTTTAAGAGAATCATTGCTTGATTGTAAGTTTGATATTTGTTCTTTTAAGCTTTTAAGTTGGTCTAGTGGTAATATTTTTTCTTCTTCCACTTCAACTGCTGGTTCTTCAGCTTTTACTTCTTCTTCTTTGATTGGTTCTATAACTTCTTTTGTTGGTTCAACTACAGCTTCTTTTACTTCTTCCGCTTTGTTTCCTTCAACAACGATTGGTTCTTCTACCTTTTCAACTATTTTTTTTTCTTCTTCTGCCATTTTTATTCCTCCTTCAAACCTTAATGATTTGTAAAAACTTTCTGTCATAGTAGCACCAGTGTTCATTGGGTTACCAGTGATTGCTACAAGAAACCGTCCCTAATACTCTTCCAGATTTCTCCGAACTTAGAATGGTGCTTGTTAACTACGCATTTAACCCACACGCCTTTAGCGTCTAATCCTGCGTCAACAATTTTCCCAACAGGGATATCGTTTTCTCCAGTAAAAGTTGAGTGGTCAATATCAAGTTTAATATTTCCATTTTTGATTTGTGTTACCATGCTTTTCATAGCGTCTCTTGTAACAATCTCGTTAGCCCTGTCGATTTCGCTAGTACTAATGTATCCAGTAACGTAGTATTCTTTCCCGGATTTCATTCCGACTTCTTCGTACATCATACTGTTAGTCATAAATTTTAATGTATTATTCATTCTTTGCACCTATTATATGTATTCTTGTTTTTATTCTTTTTAAAAGCGATTATTCTTCGTCCTTAACCTTTTGTGTAAACACTATAGTTGTACGACAATTTATATGAAACGGGGGGATATCCCAAACGTTACCATTAAACTTAAATTTTTGGTTCATAGGTATCGCTTGGCTTTCGTTACCATAATGAATATCCATGTACCTACAAATATCACTTGTTCTAGAATCCAAGTGAGCATCAACGTATTTTAGAAGTTTAAGTCCACTTTGTCTAGCCCCATCAATGTGACCCATGTTTTCAGCCCTGACACTCTCAGTCCTAGCAATAGCTTTAGCTCTGGTACTACTAACATCCATTACTTTCTGGATACGCTTTTGTATTTTAGTGATGCTTTCAAGGTTCATAATCCCCCTTTGCAACTCACTTCTCAACTTATCCTTAGTACTATCAGTTAATCCTTTGATTAAATCAAAAGTGTAATCTTTTAACAAGTCTTTCCTGTTAGGGTCACTTGTAAAGTTCATGTTAAGCTGAACGCCTACTTTGTCAACACCGCTATCGTAACTCTTCAAAATTTCTGTCACAACAGGCAAGAAAGTATCGTCAAGGTTAAACCCACCGATAATCTTCTCTATTAATATGTTAACTTCTTTCATTGTATATTCTCAATACTTCCTTTTTTATAAGCGTCTAAAGCCTTTATCATTTCTTTGGTTCTTAGCTTGATTGCTTTATTAAATTCTTTTTCTACTTTTGATTCAAAACTCTTTTTCCCTACTGCTTCTTTTTTCTTATCTTCTTTTTCTACTGGTTTTTGTGAGTAAAAATTGTTACTTTGCTGTTCCCTATCATACTTGTTAAGTTCTCTTTCTTCTTTTTCCTCGTTATGTTCTCGAAGTTTAGAAACGTCTATTTGTAATTCTTCAGCAACCATTTCTGGACTTTTAACGCCCATACGGATTTGTTGTTCTAACAAGTCATGTTTTTTCTTGTCTTCGTCTAAATCGTAATCGTCCCACTCAAAACACAAGTTATCATAAGCTTCTTGTCCGAACTCAGGAATCAACTCTTTATCAATATGGTACTTTAACATTTTAAGTAAAGGTCTTACCGCTTTACGTTTAAACACTGACGACTGGTTTTGTCCAGTGCTCTTATTACTGTTCTCTGTGAAACCTAATTGTTCTGCTGTAACTCCAAAACTAGCCCATACCAATTTGGTAAACCATTCTTGTTGTTCTATAATCTGCATTACTTGGGGGTCTAATTGAAAACTAGTAAACTTTGTCTCCATGTTAACAACAGGTATCTTAAAACCTATCTTTCTCATTAACCCAGTAATAGGGTTAGTCTCTTTGATTTGGTTTCTCATCCGCTCACTAAAAGCACGAACCGTGTCTTTACTACCACCTAATAAACTAATTATACCTTCAGGCATGTTGCCGTTCTCATAAAAATCGTTATTATAACTAGCACCATTAATAAGTGTTTTAATAGTGTTATTAAGAATTTGCATTGGGCTCAACCCGTAAACACTATTACTTTGAGGGTTTTGCATGATATAAATAATCTCGTCCCTACCAAAAGGAACAGGTAAAGCCATGCTAGTAATCCCGTATTGGAAGTAAGCAGCTATCTCTTTATATCTCATACTATACTGGTTCACGCTTGCTTGCCAGTCATTACTTGTTGGGCTACTGTTAGGAATGTCCATTGGTTCAATAACCGCTTGTCTATTACCTAAGTAACCGTAAATGTCGGGGTTTTTTAAGAAACTTGCTCCGTCTCTTGAATATATTTCTACGAACTCACCTATTTTATTATAAACTTTAATTATTACTCCACTATCAACCTCGTAAATATCTTTTACTACAGCTCTTAGGATACTTGGGAAACTCTCCTTGTTACTGTTAGGATTATCAAAGAAGTTTAATATTTTGTGTCTTAATTCTTCAAGCTTAGGAGTCATTATAACGTCCTTTTTAGGCTTAATATCATAATCGGTACTAGCAACCTCATCGCACAAAGTCTTTATCACACTGTACACGTACGGGTTCTTAGCGAACTCTCTAAATAACAACACGTTCTGTTTCCTAGGGTAACCGAAAGGTGGCTTATATAAAAAGTCTGGGATGTAAGCTTTATGCACTCCTCCCCTGTTTACTTCTCCAACGTCACCAAGATTAGTGCTTGTCACATCATTTTTTATGTTTTTTTTCCCAAATAAATTCATTGTATGTTCTCCTTATATTATTGTTACCATTATAGTACCCAAAACTATTATTACTATACCAATTATTACTTTCTCAACCCATTTACCAGCAAAACTGTTCTGCATCGCATCAAGCTTAGCCATGAT